CCCATTCTCTATTTCCGAATAGCAAACGCAATCATAGTGCTTGATATTCATCAAAACCTTGGGGATTTAGATGTCCTATAGTAAGTTTAATTGTTTCACCAGTAAGTTCGTGTTTTAGAACAACTCTATGGGAGTATTGCGCCATTAGAACATAAACATCATTAGAGGTCTTATGCTTCCATCGGGAATTTATTTCAAGTTGTCTCATAATCATCAAAATCTCTTGGTTCTACAAAAGGTTCTTCGCAACCAGTATAAGCATACATTTTGTTATTCATTTTATAGAAATTATAATTTAAAGCATACCAAAAGGTCATCCAATATCCGTCATAATACTGCAATCCTTCATCATAAGAACTCCACTCATTAGTTGCTACTGGAACAGACATCCAGATTTTCCAGTGTTCTATAATAATTTTTGTGAAGTTCATACTTCTTCCACTCCACATACTACTTTTCCAATTACTTCATATAATTTTTCTTTTGGTATATAAAAAGAATTATCGCATATAAACTCTAAATCAATTTCCAATGCAACTTTTTTAATTGGTTTATAAGTATTGGGGTCAAAATCCACTTTGCTTTCTTTAATTGACTGCTTAACTTTTTGACAAAATAGATTTAATAAATCTTGTTGTGCTGGTGTCAGTTCAGTCAATTTCTTCTTCCTCAAATTGTTGTTTTTTTATAGTTTCCATAGTTTGAAGTTGTGTAATCATATTTTCAAGTCGTTCCACTTCAATCTTTCCGTGACTTCCATAAAGTTTTCCATAAAACTCATCTTCTTCTTCAAGTTGAGGAAAATACTCATAAAAGTTATCAATAAGATATTGAAGGATATGATTGATAACAAACTCTGTGGTTCCACTTTCAGGTTGAACCACATAAGGAGTTAGATTATTTACAAGTTGTTCGGCATCGGTTAGTTTCTTTTTAGGCATTTAATTCACTCACTCTTTGGTCTATAATAGATTTTAGTTTATTCAATGCACCTTCACCATAAATCTCTTTCATATCATCAATAAGTTCTATTGTAAGAAAACCATTAAATCCCTTATAATGGAAGGGTACATCATATGATTTTATCTGTGTATTAAATACATCTTCAAGTTTCATTTACATTCTCCCTTGCTTTGCGAGCAGTATCATAAAGTTCACGAAGTCGTTGAGACCTCTCCCCTCGTTTCTTAACTTGTTCTGGGTCATTATACCACACACTCTCCGTCCCGTGCAAGGGGCATTCTGGATTGAGGTTTTTGGTGTCTGATACTGTGGTTCCTATTTTGATACGGGAACAGGTGCAGGTAGAGTTCATCACGAAATATACAACATCACAACTTCTTTCTTTTCCATAGGAGTTTCTATAGATACTGTTTTACCATCAATCTCGTCTCTGTATACACAAGTATCTTCATCTTGAGACAAATAATCAACATTACTTGACCACTTATTTGTATAGTTACAATGATTTAATTCTATCTTACTGATATTGAATTCATTTTCATACCAATCACAGTCTCCTATTATCACTTCCAGTTCTTCTGGAAATTGATTTAATTTCTTTATCAGGTCTTTTATTCTCATCGTTCAATAAATCAAAAGAACATCTGTATTCACTCTCTGAAAATTCCAATAATCATCACTATCTTTTTTATAATATAACGTGTATTCATCGGGTTCAATTATTTCTGCAGGGTCCGCTGTTGCAGTTACAACTTCCAATTCTATTTCTCTATCATAATGCATTCCACCAATATCTATAACCACGTCCATATCTTCTGGAAATTGATTTAATTTTTCTTTTAATTGTTTAATATTCATTTTAGTTTCTCAAATAATCATAATGTCTCTTGCAGGAGATAAGTTCTTCTTGTGATATTCCCTGAGTACTTCGTTGAGTTCTAGATTATTGGTACATTTTTCCCAACTCCCACCAATTAAAACTTCCCAAGTCTGATAGGTATCATTTTTTCTATACCATAGAAGCTCTGGGTTATCTACATTTTCATCCATTTCCACATAAAATGTGAGTGTTTTAGTTACATTTTTAATTTTCATAAGTCAACAAGTAGTAATGTCGTAAAGTTCTCTCAATTTGCCCAGGCATTCGGTATAATATTTACTTTCAGTTTTTTCCACAAAACATCCAACTTCAATTGGTTTTACCCAAATCCATTTATGCTCTTGATTATCCCAGTAGAGGCACTTGTAGTAAAGATTTATATCCATATAAGTCGTCAAGTAATATCCAGATTTACTTGGTTTTGTCTCTGGATATTTCGTCCAATCTTCTGTTGGGATGTTGTTATAGTTTTTCATAGTTCCTCATCAAATATCTTATCGGAAAAGTTTAGTGAACGCCAAAACCAATAACCATCCCATAATTCAGAAAAACCAGTTGGCAATTTCTCATATAAATGTGGAAACATAAAACATTTCCAGTAAAAGAAGGAATAAGACCAAGTTAGTCTGGATTTCCAAAGGATGTTGAGTTTAGTCATAACCAGTCTCCTCACCACTCAAAATCTCCCAGAAGTCCCATTCTTCACCTTTCATATGCCCTCGCCAGTTTCTAACGTTATCACGACAATCATCAAAACCCCACTTAATTTTCTGTAATAATCTTTGAGCGGCATTTTGTTTATTGTAATCTTTAATTAGTTTAGCAATGTCTGGGTGCATTATGATGGAATTATAATTCTTTGAATTTTCTTCCTCTTGCATTTTAAAATGTAATTCCTTAAATGAATCTACATTATAAGACGCTATATCTGGAAGAAACTCTAGACTATACTCGGCTCTCAACTTTCTTGATTTTGCTCCTACTACAATCTTTTCAAGAGTAATTTTTGGAAAAAAGTATCCATAGTTTATTGCATACTTAAAGTCATCATCCTGAAATTTACAGAACTTTTCAAATTCTTCTAGAGATTTCTCCCAAGACAATCTATATTTCTCTTTAGTTTCTTTTATTAACTTATCAAATGGGTCAATCATTTTTCTTTCTCACAGGGGTATTCAAACTTAACCATATTGAAAATTTTATTGACTTCTGGAGAATAGTTAGGTAAGTAAGTTTCAGTCATTCTTCCTCATCAAGTGTAGCAATCATTTTTACAATATCATAGTATTCCTTATAATGCTCCGAGTTATGAAAAACTACCAAAGCATCTTCATAAGTGAGATAGATGTACTGATTGGTCTTATGTAAGTCAGCATAAACTTCACCGTCTCGGCGTTTTTGCATAATCACCCAAAATTCGTGCCCTACTTTGTTAGTCATTTTCTTTCATTCCCTCCCACAAATAAAGTTGATAATGCATTTCAGTAATCATACCATCCTCTTCGTCGTTATCATAACTATCCCAGTCAATAGGATTTTCTTTCGTCCATTCTTCGTAGGTGGGTTTAGTCATTTTCTTTCTTTAGAATAGGATATTTAAAAGTTTCACCGATTTGTTCTAACATAGTGCGGGCAAAGAGAATTTCGCCATAATCGGAACCATCGCTAAAATTCCTACTTGATGATTGTGGAATTGCATCATAAAAATCTCCATAAATGTCGTAGCAGTGTTTACTTTCTGCATATTTTTTGAGAACCTTGAGAAGAAAATTAAGTTTTTCAGTATCGGTCATTTCAAATCAGAATAGCAGGGACTTTTTCATATTTTCCATCAATACAGGTATTTGACGAAGAAACTTCCTCGTGGGTTCCATAATACCAAGTACTCATATTACAATTCAAGTAGATTTCAATTTCTTTAACTCCCCCCACATCATCTACTCCACCCTCATAACCACGAACAACTACTCGGGTGTCTTGTGGATACTTTTCAAGTTCTTTAATCAGTTCGGCAATCGTCATAATGTTTTTGTGCTTGTTCTCATAGTATAGCAGAAATTCCACCATCCCTCAAAAGACAGTGTGACGCTTCTTCAAGTGTCCTCTTCATCCTCAAAAGGAGATTTACGGTTCATCAAATCAGAAAGACCTTGATTGAACTTGGGGGGCTCGGAAAGTTGTTCTTGAAGTGCATCAAAGTCCCTTTGAGATAATACAATTCTTTCAGGTTTAGCATTTTTGCCCCAAACTTTTTCAAACTGATATTTGTATTCGGTGTCGTGATACCCTCTGTTTAAAGAACACCAAAAAGAACCCCAGATATGGTAGTCATCAAAATGGAATTTGCTGTGAGAAATCAATCTCCACCACCACCAAAATGTCGTTCCTTTGAGAAATTTGTTGGAGATTATAAAATTGTTTATAAAAATTGGGAAATCCATTTTCTCATTTGTGAGGGTGCTCAATCAATCCTGGTGGAATTACATACCAGATAATACTGTTTGTTTTACGAATAGATGTTAGTCTATCTATAAACTCATCAATAGTATTAAAAGATAATACTTCAAAGTCTTCCTTTTGATGCAAAGAAATCTTTTTATTTGGAATATCTACTACATATTTTATTGGAGTTTTAAGGAGTTCAATCATTCTTCAACCTCCCATTCCTCTACACGAAACATATTGCGATAATCATAATCCTTTAGAAGTTTATCTATCTTCTCATATGCCCGTTCTTCAGACAGAAAGACACCACAAATGTTTAAACTTGCAATTCCAGGTCCACTGTCAAAATCCTCAACTACTACAAATACTTTCATTTGGTTTCCTCAAGTTCACTAATGATAGATAAGAATTTGTATCGGATACGCATCCATTGGTCGTTACGAGCATCATCGTGCTCATCTCCTACATCATTGGCGTTTTCTGGTAGCACAGCATCCACCGCAGCACGGAGAGCGGCAGCAGCGATTGTATGTGCGTCAGCAGGGCACATTGCATCCCACAACCAATACGCCTGTTCAGCAGCGTCAGAAACCGCTTGTGTGGAGGGAGAGTATTTTTGTTTAGTCATTTTAATTTCAAGTGGTTATCAAGTTCATATTTTTCATCTTCAAGAAATTGCTTTGCATTTTCAATTGCCCAACAGTCATAATCTTCTTGAGTTGGTTGGTTCTCCTTATCATTATTCCACACAAAAAAGAATTTATCAATAGGACATTCAATCCCAATATATGCAGTTTTTGGTTTGATGTCCGTCATAGTCCAAACCTATTATAAAGATACACTTGTGCTTTCCCCTTTGTTTGGACGATAATATTATAGTTAAGTTTTTCAATAATCATTTTTAGAGCATCTTCGTGAAGGCGAGCACTTTCCCATTTATGAGGATAATGGTCTATAAACTCCACACCTTTACCTGGATTTTCAAGTGCTTCTACAATTGCTTTCATATAAAGAGCAGTGGTTCGTCCAGTTCCTCTGGTTGTTGCTTCTTTATATTTTTCAGTAAGGTTATCTACTCTTTCCATTAGTGAAACTGGGACTTTATCATAGTCAATAAAATCACTTACTTCTTCAAGTGATTCGTAAAGTTCTTGTGCGAGTTGTTTGTATTCAGTCATTTTGCTCTTGTTGGTAATTTTCTTGTTGGTCTAATCGTTTTTCAAGTTTCTCAATCCTATCACACAATTCCGTGATAATACTAATCAAGGAAGGATAGTAAATGGTTTCCGTATCACCCCCCTCCTCCATATCAATATACTTGGAATAGCAGAGTTCCTTTTCAAAGTTTCGGTCAGTAGTCATTTTAATTTACCTCGCAATTGCACCAAATAAAAATCCAGAAATCCATTTAGTAGCACCAGAAGGTTCAGGAACTACCAGTAAAACCATAGCAACAATCAGAAGTGCTGCTTTAACTACTTTAAATGTTTTCTCTTCTTTAGTCATTTTCATCTCCAATAAGGTTAGCAAGGTCTTGAATAGTCATTTTACGAAGGTCTTCAAGCATAATAGTATTTTCTGCTGCGTGTTTCACTCCAAAGTCATATCCATTTTTATAACCTTCTGTTCTTGCTTCGTTGTATACTCCATTCTGTTCTATGTTTAAATTTCGTAGACCTCTATGACTTTCAATTAATATAGCAAGAGTCATATTGTCCCTAGTGCCGTAGTAGTTTTTTCCGAGAATTTCTTTGGAGTAGTCTTCAAGTAATCGTTCGTCTTCAGTCATCAAAATTCCTCCACAATTAGAACATCATTTACATAGGTAATACCAGTTTTATCAAGTTCTTCTTTTGCTTTTTCTGCATCCATTTCATCAAGAACTTTTCCAACATAAGCACCAAAGTCAACTGGATGATTATCTTCACAATATGCAGGCAGTGCATCAATCAAATAATCCTCAACAACGCAAAGAATTTGAATTGCTTTGCGTTTGTGTTCTTCAGTAATCTCGGTATCGGGTCGTGCGATGATTTGAGTGATGTGATTAAAGAGTTCGTCCATAGTCATTTCATCCTCCAGTTTTTACAGTTCCAGTTTTCAGTAGTCGTCACAAACGAGCAAGTAGCAATAATACCTTCTGTGGAGATTAGTTTGGCGTTTGCTTTTCCTTTGGGTTGATTGGGAATAGGAATAAGAAAACCCTCTCCAAAAATACCAGTACATCTACCTAGACCAAACTTTTCTACTTTCCAGTGCTTACAGGTTTTACACTTTTTCATTTTTGATTCCTCTGGGTTTCCAAGTATTTCATATAATTGTATTCTGTTTTGCAATCTTGGGGTTTCTCAATACAAAAAACAATTCCTTCATTTCTTCCGATTGCTTTGTGTTCTGCTTTTGAGAAGATATCTCCCAAACAGTAACCCATTCCCATAAATGCAAACAAAACACCTACTCCAACTATAGCGGTAAAGCATCCTTCAAAGTCGTTGTTCATTTCAAGTTCTCCAAAGAATACGCAATATTCAATAAAGTGTCTGATGTTACGACCACTACACCATAAGTATCAGGTACATCTACAAATTCTTCCCAATCACTTACAATCTTGCGAAGAAAGGTTGCAAGTGCCTGGCGAACATCCTCGGAGGTCTTGTCGCCATTATCAAGGATTAACTCTCCGCAGTAAATCTCCCAGAGTTTTTGTGCTGTTTCGGGCGTCATTTTTGATTCTCGTTGTAATGTTCCAAAATCGCCTTCGCCACTGCTATTACAAGGTCTTTGCTTCCAATAGAAAGGCCTTCCCGTGCTCCTTTACTACAAGCAGTCAGGAAAAGTCCGTCATCATCTAGTGTGACCTCTATACGCTCATCTTCAGTTGTGAATACATCAATTTTACTGCGGATTACATTACTCATAGTTTCGGGTTCAGTAGGGATATCTTTGATTTCTTTGATTTTTATGATGTCTATTCTTGATTCATCATCCTCATATTGGAGACCAAACTCATTGTAAGTGACTTTTTTTCCATTATAAGGCATTTTATAAGGAAAAAATCCATCATAAGGAAGTTTTTCAATTTTACTTGGAAGAACATTACCATTACGCAGTTCAACTTCAACAGTTTTACCGATGTAGTCTTCAAGATTGATAGTCATTTCAGTTCCTCCTGAACTTTATCATAAGCAGTTTCTGCATGTTCTTTAGTGGTATCAATTCCCTCAATATTTTGAAGAAACTGAATTACTCCAACCATCAATTCCCGTTTCTTTTGTGGGTCTTGGAGAATTTCTTTGATGTTTACTCGTTTAGTCATTTCAATTCTTCAATTTCAGGTGATTACGGCAATACTCAAATCGTTTCCATTCCTCATCAGTAAAATTGTCCGAAGCATAAGGAATATTCACAATATAAGCACAAACCTTGTTGAGTTTTTCGGATGGGTCGTTGCTTGATGCGATGAGAGCACTTGCAAGAAATTCAATCATTTTGGATGGGGGGTTCCTTTGCGGTTATGAAGTCATTATAGCAGAAAAGGCACCTGTCTCCAAGTGCCTCTGTGACGGTTCTTAAAGCGTCACTTGTCGCTAAATCCTGAAGGGAGGAAGTCCATTTTAGAACCATTAATGATAACCATTTTCTGAATGCTACCATTAGCAAATGCAGCCTTGAGGATTTCGTTCCGTTGGTACTCAAGAGATTGAGTCGTCACAGTAGAAGCAAGTGCCTTATTCTCTTCTGCTTTGAGTTGGGCAGTCTCGGTTTTGACTTGCTGCTCTTTAAGACCAGATTGTGCAGCAACTACACGATTCACCGAGGCAACCAAATCATCAGGAAGGTCTGCCTTACCGACAATGATGGAGTCAATAGTAATCTTACCTTCCAGTCCGTTTTTCTTCAGTGCTTCAGTAAGATTTCCTTTGATAGTATCTTGAATCTGTTCCAAACTACTATTTACTGCAAGAGCAGGGAACTCATCAACCGACTGATTCACCGCAGAAGTAATCAGGCGAGAGATATAACTAGACATCAGTTGAAGTTGACCATTTGAAGCAATACCATGATTGGTCAAATCATAGTTGGTATAGAACTCATAAAGAGAGTTAGGATTGATGCTGTAAGTTACAGTCACATCCATCTCTTTCATAATGGTATTATCTTTGGTCTTCGGGCGAAGGTCATTTGCCGTCACCGTAATCTTTCGGGTGTTGAAGACTTTGATACTACCAAAACCATCGTAGTTGATACCAGGGGCAAGAACCTCATTCTTCACCTGACCATCAAATCCTACGTATAGTCCATTTTCACCAGTGCTAATCGTGGTGAATTGTCCAGCAGTAAATGCAAGAACAATCACACCAGCACCGATACCAATACCAAGTTTTGCGAGAGACATAATTTTAAGTAAGTTAGTTAGTTAAAGAACAATCAATCAGTCGTTACGCCTGCGTATATAAACGCAATCGCAACAAAAAGTAAAAGGGCAAGAGGAATCATTTTGAGAAAGAACAACACTGGAAGTCCTCTCAAAAGAAGAATGTAAAGTAGAACTGCTACCCCAAGTCCTACTCCGATGATTCTAGTAATCATACTTCATTAGTCCACTCAGCATTTTGAATAAAGGATTTTGATTTGTCCCTGTTATTCAGAGGATGATCGTCATCCCATTCACCAATTTCTACAGATTGAACTGAATGAATTTTACTACAGAAGTATTTTTGATTTCTCAATTCATACTTCATAACTTCTAAATCCCAATCGCCATTTGGATCAAAACAAATAAGTTCAAATTTGTATGCTTTCATAATCAGTTGTAAGTGCAGAGTTGAGTCATTCGTCCACGTTCATAACCTTCAGTCCATTTACCACCTTGAGAGAGGCAAGATTGCTTTGAAGGAATCACAGAGTTTCCATTCATTGCACCAAAGGCAATCGTAACTACAATACCTACGAGAGCACCAGCAATAAGCAGTTCAACAAGAGTAAATCCTTTGTCGTTTCTCATAGGGTTTTCAAATCAACAAACATAGTATAGGGTGAATTGGTCGGTTATGCAAGGGGTCTTGTGACGGTTGGTCAAGTGCCCTCAATAATCCGTATAAGTTTTCAGTTCTCCACACTTTTTACAGCGTAGAGTGTATTTGGATCCAATAGGAAGTTTTTCTGGTTTTCCTTCCCAATCAAATCCAAAAAGGTCTGGTGGATATACTTTGCATTTGTTTTCAACTTCCCATTCGTGAAAACATATGGGAAGTAGAAATTCAAGTAGTTTTTTCATTAATCCTCTCAATTTTTGCTAATTTTTCACTGCCCCAGTGCATCGGGAAATCATAATCTACAGTAATAGGCATTTTATCTCTGGAGACATTTTCATTTTCAATGACTCCGTTCTCAACTGCCCGTTCAACTGCAAGTTTTCTACGAATTACACAATGAAGGTCATACAGAATACCATTAGACTCTGGAAGACTTGGATGACCGATGCCCAGTGAAGATGCACCACCGTCAATGTTATCAATCATATGATTAGACAAAACAGAACCAATCAATCTCATATCATTATGAAGTTGAGAATAATCAATCGGTTTCTTGAGAGGTAGATTGTCTTGAATTTCTCTAACCTGCCCTAATTGAATTCGTTGAAGAAAGTCGGTTGCCTCCATCAGTGCCTTTGCTTGCTTTTCGGTGATTTGAAGATTGTAAAGTTTTTCAGTCATTTGGGTGCTGTGTGTATGAAAGTATTATAAGGCATCCTGTGAGGCAGTGGAGTCGTCTTGGGACAGTTCCTCAAGTGTCTTTTTGATTTCTTTGAGATTATTCAGATGCTCTTCTTTTTCACACCACTGATAGTTAAGTAGTGAGATTATAGAATCCCTGAACTGATATTCGGATATATGAATAGGTTCGTAGTTTGTTTCTTCCCTGATTTGAAGTGAGAGTTCTTCCAAGTCTGCTTCAAATTCTTCTATGAGATGATTGAGAGTATTAAGGGGCGTCATATTAATGAACGTAATAGACTTTTTCTTTTGGTTTTTCAATTTGACGATTTAAAAACTTACGAGCACTTTCAATTGTCTCAAATTCTATCTTTCTTGGAAACATATTGAACTCCATAAAAGGAACCCAAAGAAAGATAAAAACTCTTTGCTGAGGAACAAAAACTATATTCCCATTGATATTCTGTTCTTCTATTATTCTATGAGTTTTAAACATTTTCATTGTCTTGACTTTGTTTGAGTGATTTCAACATCTTTGGGTTTAAGTTTACATCGTTCCAGATATTTCTTAAGATGAAACTCATCAACAAAATAACAGAATTTATTCTCCGACTTATGATGTAAAGTGATTGGAAAACCGATATGAAACGGTGGAACATCTAGAAAATTAGGAAAAGATTGTTTAGGTGGGCGTATCTTTTGAGGTTGTGCTTTTCTCTTTGAAGTCATTTTTATAATATTGTTGATACCTCAACCACTTTGTTAAATTTTCAGGTATATTTAATGACCTACAACACTCCTGATAACTTAAGTATTCATAATATGGTGTTGTAGGGTCAAGTGTAGGTAGTTGGTTAATCTTTTTTATTTTGTATTGATTTATCATATAATTCTTTCTGTAATTCTTTAGCAATTTTATCATATTCAAATCTTTTAATTAAATTTGTGACTGGATTTTGTGGATGAAATTTTATCATCCATAGCATTCTTTGAAAATTTATTTTAAATAATTTAAACATAATGATGATATAATCTGCTACATTCTTATCAATCATTATTAAAAATATAAAAATTGCAAGTAATGCGACTAAAGAATTGTAGTAAATATACATTTAGTTTAAGATAAGATTTTATTTCTAATACTTAATAGATATTCTATTATGTTATTTTTTATTTTGTCTAGTTCGTCTTCGCAACTTAAGTTCTTTGCCTGAATACGAATTTCTGGATGACTAGTTTTAACATCTAATAACATTAGATCTATTGCTTTGAGTTGGTTTTCCAATTTAAGATTTATACTCTCTAATGATTATGGAACAAGATGGGGTTATTTTTCTCAATTTGAGAATAATTTCAGTTTTTTGATATTCTGTTATTACGTCAGAATATTCAACGGTTTTAGCGATATCAATTAATTGAGTACAAGTTAAAATAGAAGTTAAAAGGATTAAACTCATAGTTCAATCTCTTCTCATATTTTCATCATCAGAATGAAAAAAGTCTGCAAGCTCATCAGGAGTTAATGGTCCAAATCTATGATCTGTTGGATTTTCAAATCCTAAATCCATTTTCTCAATAAAGGAATCTAAACTATCAGGATGTGTTTCACCTGTAATCGCACGTCTTCGTGCAATGCGAATGATACTTGCAGCACTTCTATTTGCTTTACACCATTTCTCACACCAAATCATCTCATTGAGACTAACTTCTTCACCTGTTTCAATCTTTCTCGCAATTTCTTGCAGTCTTAATCTTGTTTCAGTAGAGAGCATTTGAACCTCAATATTGTAGTATTTAGTTAATGTCCCAATCAACCTTTTCAGTTTTCCTTATCTCTTTTAGTTCTTTGTATAGCTCTTTAATTTGTTGAAATGCATCCTCTGGTGTAATTTTATTTGAAATCTCAAGTCCTGCGATAATCGCAGCTCTATCTCCAAAGTTTGCTAAAGAGACTTCATATGGCGACAAGTCATCATACATTTTTTTAATCCTTTCGTTAGTTTACAAATCTTGGGATATATAAGTCCCAAATTAAATCTAGGTCTTCTAGAAAATAAGCCAAATCATCTTCATCATCAAGTAGAGTTTCATTACTCTTTAAAAAGAAGTCAGAAATTCCAAGGAATGACTCACCCTTTTCATTTTCAACAGTAGCAATCACTTCAACTTGATTTTTAACTTGTCTTACGCTTTCAATTAAATTAACAAACATCATTTTTTCTTGTTTTGAGTATCAATAAATTTTTTGGCTGTATCTAATGACCGACATAGATGAACCTGTTCTCCATTGTGTATGATGATGTATTGCTTATCTCCAAAAGGAATAGCACACCACATTTCATCTTTAGAGCAATAGGATTGCGGTAGAGCAGGTTCAATCATTATTATGCCGAGTAATCATCAAAGTCAATATCTTCGTTAAATGATTTAAAGTCATCAGAATCAATACCTAGATATTTTAAAAACTCTAGATTGTCTGTTTGTTTTAGTTCTTCTTTAATTTCTTCAACTGTGAAGTAATGCATTTCAATAACTCCCGTATCTTGAGATCATTTCATCCATTCGGTCTGATGACCTTTCATCATCTTCATCGTAATTCTCTTCGGGAGAGAACTCTTCATATATTGTTGCTGAATCTTTTTCTAGATAAACCGAATTAGTCATAGTAGTTAAGAAAGAAGCTACGAAAATATATAGGCAATAAATGATATATTTTGTATCACTTACTCATATATTGTATTGAAGACCTGATGAGAAGTCAAGGTTTTCAAAGGGAAGGTTATCAGGCATATAAAAAGGGGGGAACGGAATTACCAGTTCCACTCCCCCTTATTATATAACCAACTTCTATACCACCACTAGAAGAGGGTCTCATTTCCTCAAAGATACGAAGGAACCTGACGACTTGAATACCATAACAGGTATCTACTGGTTCGTCAAGTTCTTAAATAGTTGACTTATTTATAAATCTTGCTATAATCCTTCTGTTGTTTGAAGGGTTTACTTTAGGCCTTTAATTTCTTAAAGAGTTTTAAAGTTCTTAAAGAGATCAAAACTTAAAGTGTGTCCTGAAAGGACAACCCTGAAAGGGTTCAGTCAGTTAATGCTTCAAGTGCTTCAAGTGCTCCTTGAACTTTAAGAAACTCTTCTTTCTTTACGTTAAATTGAGCTTCAATATTCATCAGCTCTTCTTTAAGAGCTTTTGCTCTCTCTGTGAGCTTTTCAGTCATTTCAGTTTTTTCCATAATTGTAAAATAATAGATTTACTTGGTTATTTATATAACTCTTATAATGAAAGCAAGAGCATAATATGGGGGTAAGTTTTTATTAATACCAGATTCACCTATAGTATCAGTAGATTCACTGGTCGTTTCTAGTATTGGGGGGTCATTTGCATTCCCAATAGTTCCAACAAAAGTAATGTTTTTTTCAGGATCTGTTGTATCAACATTTATTGAGTTTGTAGTAGAATAAACATTAATTGGGTGATTGTGACTAACTACCACTGCGTCTTTAGTACCACCTGTAACCGTAATTGCTCCAGATTCCACTGTAGTTCCATAACCACCATAACCATTTGCAGCAAAACCTGCAATAATGAATCTATCTGATAAATCTGGAACATATACATTATTAGTAGGGTGAAAGTAATCACCATTACATAAAGCCCAACCAGTTGGAACGGAACTACCGTACCCAGTCCACATAATAACTCCCCCAAGCGGAGTTATTCCAGGTGCAGAGATTATACCGTTACTAATTGTTAAATTTCCATTAATTGTTGCTGTATCTGAAGTAATAGTAATTTTAGTTGTACTAGAGATAAAATCAGAATTATTTAATGCGACACCACTAGCAGAATATCCAAGTTTCCAAGAATTATCACTTGCGTCAACACCACCAAACCAATAACGATTTGTTCCACTTCTCCACGAAATTACTGCATCTGCATTAGTTCCAGTGTTTAGGTTTCCAATAGCAAGATGTGCTCCACCTGTTCCTGTAGTATTAGTATTTCTTAATACTGAAATAATACCATCACTAGTTAAAGATAATGTTGAAATTCCAGCACTTGTTAAGTTAATAGAACCTCCAACATCTTCAGATTTAATCTCAAGAGGTTGATTACCACGATGTAAAATTTGAGATTTAGTACTTCCAATACCAGAATTACGAGTAATTCTCAAACCGTATTGAGGGAATGTGCTATCATCATTATGAAGATTAATCGTAGAGAATCCAACAGTTGAACTTAATCCAACATCAATAGTTCTCCCATCAGTATTTAAACGAATGGAACTCGCAACTCCAACATTTAAATTATCAGATACCGATATATTTCCATTTTTTCCATATATATTACCTTCAAATGTAGAAATTCCTGTGACTTTAAGAGAACCTAAAGTTATAGAATCTATTGAAGTACCATTAAATTGGATACCGTTAATAGTCAGACTATTATCAACAGTAAGATCTGTAACTTTAAGCTTACTTGAAGCTCCTAAATTAATATCCCAGGTATTTTCAGATTGACTAATTATTCCCCATCTTCTCCAACCAGAAGAAAGATAAATTTCTCCAATATAATTTGATCCAACTCCAACATAAGATATTGCACCTTGATTTATAATTCCTGATTTATCATCAACTGTAAATTTTTTGTTATTTAAAACTAGAGAACCTACAGATAAATCTCCATTTATGTTTAGTCCATTTTGGAATCTAACTGGTCCATAGAAAATAGAACTTTCGTTATTATCATCACCACCTTCAACAGTTAATCTTTGACGAACTAGCACTGTATCAAAAATCCCAGCTAATTTAGTTGGATCATCAGTTCCATCAACATCATCTCCAGTGAAAGTAAGAATAGGAGCTTCTACAGTTGTTTCTTGTCCTGAAGCTGAATTCAACTTCTTACTTCCAGAGTAAAATTCCCCCAAATCATTCATTCCACTGTAAACTACAGTACCACCAGAAATCTCACGAGATTGTGAAACTAATACATCATCATCTGAAAGTTTACGAGTTTGTTTTTGTGGAACTGCTGTTGAATAGTTACCTGGACCATAACCAAGATATTCAAAGGTATGTCCCGAGGCTCTCAAGTAAGATGGACGACGAAGTTCCATTGGAAGCACTTTAATCTTTTGAACCACAGTTCCCGAAGGTGCTGTAGCTTTAAGAGTTCCAAACATCGCTCTTTCAACAGCAAAAATGTTAGTACTATTAAGATTTGTTAGGCGAAGGATTTCAGTACCTACTTGAATATAATCTCCACGATTAAATCCAGAACCATTAGAAAGTTCAATGATAGTATCAGTGATACTAGTTAAAGTTGTAGAAATACCAGCATAAATGCAGTTAGTGCGATATCCTAGATTTTCACCAGTTTTTCCAGTAGTTAGCGCATTAGGAGCTAAAGTTCTTCTAAAGAGAGTTCCTTTAGTTGAACTTGGATTTGTTGTAGCAATTCCAACATTGAATGTGAAAGTAGTTAGTCCTACAACTTCATCTACAATAAAGTTTGAATCATAAATTGTACTTCCACTACCAATCACAGTGAAGTTATTTCCTTTAAGTAAACCGTGAGAAGCTGAAGTCGTAACTGTAACAATCCCAGCAGATACATCTGTAAATCTAAATGATGTGATTCCCACTCCTTTAGATGAAATAAATCCAAATGGAGTTCTTAAGTTTGTATTTTGAGTATATGTAGAAATTCCAGTAGGATGTTGAATAACTACTGTTTTATTATTAGGAATGGAGATAATCTTAAAGACTCCATTCAATTCTTTTTGTAAGAATCCTGAAAGTTCTAGACCGTCATTAACATTAGAATTAATCGCAGTAACCGTCGCAATTCCACCGAGAGTACCAACTCCAATAGTTTGACCTACAGTAAATGCAGAACCAAAGTCTATAAACTCAATAGAGTTTGAAGTAATTGCTCCAGCAGAAGTTGAATAATTACAAGTAGCATCAGTATCATTACCTCCAATGGTAATCTTAGCTCCATAATATGAACCAGTCTGACCTGAACCACCTGAAGTAAGATTGATGGTCTTAATTGAATTAAGTTTATGCTCTATATCAGTATTAATAGTAAGTGTGGTACTTCCAATTCCACTTAATGTAATACCAGTAATACCAAATCCAATACTATTATTTTGAATAAAGTACCCCAAAGATTCTTTGGTTATAGATTTCTTTTTATCATTTGTAATCACTTTACCAATGGTAACATAATCAGCAAATGTAGAAGATGCTTCTGGATCAGATACATAATTATCTCTATCAGTTTGTGGATAAAGATTTCTTACGTCTTGATTAAATTTCTTATCTGATAATCCATACCCTACAGTATCTGGAAGTCCTGTATTGGAAGTGATAATTGTAAGATGATAAACACCGTCTTGCCCGTTAGTGCCTGGTATATGCTTCTTGATGGTGTCTACACGGTAGATGCTGAAGTTGTTATTGTACTGCTCCCTAGACACCAAAGGAAGCGATGCTAGAGTGCTCTGGTTGCGAGTATTTACGTTATTAGTGAATGCACCAGGATTTGTAGAAACTCCACTTATTCTATATGTGAATGTATGAGAATCTGGAGTAGTAAGAACTTCATATGAACCATTAAAGCTTGACGTAATACCTAATGCAGTACTATTATAAGTACTCTTCACATTTTGAACTTTAACAATATCGCCTACTAATAAATGGTGAGCTACTTCAGTTTTTGTGCTTACAATTTGACTATTGCTAGTAATAGCTCCAGCACTCATTGAGCTAATAACTCTTTCGTTTCTTCTATCTGAAACTTTCAACTCAGAAGTACTAATACTTGCTGTTGTAACTCCTACAGTTTTTGTTTCTTGAAGAACAAAGCCAACATTAGGTTCTCTAACATCTGTATAATTTTTTGGAATTACATAACGTAATTTATATAATCTATCATCAATAGATCTGGTTTCGGTTTGACGACTAAAGCTAGTAGTGGATGTATCTGCTCCTATTCCAGCAATTCCTAAAGAAACAATTTGAGTATAAATCTTATTTGTAGCATCAGTGCTTGAGTTTAGATACCAATTATTAACATTAGTATCATATTGAATTGGATGTCCTACATCTCCTGGCTTTTTATCGGATACTGCACTCACAATAGTTAATATTCCACCATTGTTAGAGATGCCTGAAATATTAACTCCCGCAAGAGCATCATTGTAATTATATGCTAGTTTAATTTCAGTGCTGCTGTTACGAATAGCATAATAAACTGTATCCGTAGCAAGTCCATCAGGAACTTGTCCTGTATCACTAAAGATACGAACTGTTTCGCCATCACTCAATTGATGACTTGTAGTGAATGTAATTATATCAGAACTAATCGTATTTTCAGTTCCACTTCTTGCTACTTTATATTCTTTACGAGCTGATGTTCCTGAACCACTATAAACTCCCATTAAAATAGGAGATGTATATTCAATGCTAGGTACTCCTATAGATAATTTTAGAACGTCTCCGTCTTTTGCTCCAATTCTATAACCATCAATTTTATGTGGAGGTGGAGTATTAATATTAGTGTAATTTGAAATATATAATTTTTTAGTCGCAGAGTTACTTACACTTGTAGTTAGCCCAACATCTATAGATAACCAATTGATATCTATTTCATTATATATTGATTCTTTTGGTGGAATGATATGAGTGATATATCCAACATCATCACGATTGAATGATGTATTTCTAAATCCATAACTTTCAAGTGCTAGCGCACCAAAGTTGGAGTTAGAGTTAGTGATACTCATATCACCACCAGTTTCAGTTACAAAATGCTTTGCAAATCCAATAGCAAAAATAGATACGCACTGAATAAAACCATTATTAGAAACTCTAATATGGAAGTTTTCATAATCTGGACGATAAATTGAATATGAATTTGTATGTAATGGTCGCTCAATACTATCTTGAGATAATTGAGAACTTGTTAGATATCCGTTAGTAGTATTTGAATATAATAAGAAAGCATTATCATCTTTCTGTAGAGAAATTCCAGTGAATTGTGCTACAACTACAGATTTAAAACCATCTGCTTTATTTCCATCCGCCCATAATCCACACATTCCATATACAGAACGAAGCGAACAGTTAAAGATATATGGAGATGAAGATGATGTAGTATCACTTTCTACTTTTATAACTGCATTAGTTAAATTTGAAGTTGATGGTAATTTTGTTGCTGGTATTGATGATGAAGTATAAGTGAATGTATTAGGTCCAACTACAGACTTCACTACAAAAGACCCATTATAAGATTCTGGACTTACTGTAACTCCAGAAATTAAAATAGGTGTATTATTATTTAAGTTATGAGCCTTATCTAAACCAGTAAGTAAATCTTTAGTGGTGACTGTAATTTCATTAAGAAGTCCAGAACCAGTTCCAGTGCCCGAACGAATACTAGAAATACCAAGGAGATTTTCTTCTAAAACTCCAACAATACGATATTCATCAATAACTGGTTCAAAATCTTTATCACCTGGATAATCTGGAATATCTCTTCCAGATGTAGTACCATATGCATTCGCAATCTTATAGTAATACATCTGCAAGTCAGTAAGGTCAGTCTGCTCGTAACCTAACTTAACTTTATTTACACCATCTGCATAAGTGAAAGCAGTTAATTTGTGGTGAGAATATCTTGGATTTACTTGAGTATTAGTGTAGTCATTATATACAGCAACCGCAGGATCTGCATCAAAGAATGTGAAAGATGTGAAATAACAGTTACCTGTAATTTTAAAAATACTTGATCTATCAACTGTAGAATCCGCAGGATTTGGAACATAAAGAGGTCTAATTTTTGTCTTACGAAGATCTAGACCTACAATTGAAGTTCCTCTTGGTAGAATTACTCCACCTTCAGTTGAGTTAAATTTATATAAATCATTATTAATATCAAATATATTAAAATTTGAATTCTCATCAAAGGGAACTAAAGTTTCAACCTCCCAAGTAGTGTTTCCAGTTCTTCTTCTATATACTGGAGTAGTTGAGTTGTATCCAATTGATAAACCTGGACGATTATCTATGTAATGAATACCAGAAGATACTAATATGGTAGTTCTATCATTAAGGTCATTATTAATTCCAGTTTGATATGAAAATCTAGAAGCCTCAATTAAAGCTCTTTGAATTGTTTTAAATGGTCTTGTTGCACCGTCTCCACGATTATCAAAACTATCAGTTGCATCAAAATTTCCAGGATCAACATATATAATTGAACCTTTTGGATTTCTTAAAAAGTTTTCTAATCTGGAAAGAGCCATTAGTATAAGAACTACTATTATATACAGTATTTAGTAGTTCTTATAATATAAAATAATTAAACTGTAATATCTGACTTAATTTCTCCGCGAAGCTCTGCAAGTTTAGCTGTAGCCAAGGATTCTACACAGGTCCAGTAAATTTCACCACTAATCGGAAAGAATTCGTCAGTGAAATGCTCTGCAAGATCTTCCTGCATTTCAATCAGTTCTTTGTTGGTTTCGTAAGTAATATACATAAAGTGAAGGGCTAGCCACTTGAGGTTCCTACCCACTGTACCAGTTTTTGAACCGTCCGTCAAGTGGGGAGGGTCTTGGAGAATTACTATGAAATAATATCAATAAATCTCAGAGGTAGATTACAACTTTTTGAGAGTTCAACCATTTGTACTTTAAGTTCTTCTGGCGGATTTCCAGTTGGAGGACAATATAGTTTAATTGGTTCTTGCATTTTTTTATAATTATGTTTTATATTTATATTTATACTACAACTGTACTTACGACTCCTAAATTACTCACGAGTAATCTATATGTAGTTCCATCGGGTGATGTTAAAATAACACCTTGAGATGAATTAACACCTACTCTCACATCACCAACAACGTGAAGTTTTGATGTTGGATTTGTGGTTCCAATACCAACCAAACCAATAGAAGTAGTGGTAATAATAGTTCCACCAGTACCAACATTTAATATTGAGGTTGCAGTAGTACCAGAAACTTTAACGTCATCCTGTACAGTAAGTTTTGAAGTAGGAGTTGAGGTTCCAATACCAAGATTACCATCCTTGGTAAGAATCATCTTGGTAGTAAGTAGAGTAGAAATTCCTACTCCTTCAAAAGTACCACTAAGTCCATCATCACCAGAAGTAGTATCAAATACAATACCTCCAGTTGCTGCTAAACGAATTCTATCTGGACCATTGGGAACTATACCATTATCATTACCTTTAAATATTAAAAGTTCTGATATTTCTGTTCCAGGTACATAAGTTCTTTCTCCAATAAATGCATGAGTATAAGGTATTTGTATGCCTCCCCCCGCTCCATCACCATAAACACCTCTAAAAGCAATATAGTTTGATGTATTAGAATTACCAACTCTTATATTACCATCAACTTGGAGTGCTTCTCCAGCATTAGTGGTTCCAATACCTAATACTACTAGGTTCTTAGTGATATTAGTATCACTAGCAAGTGTTAGACTACCTGTAGTTGTATCAATTGTATTATCATTCGTAATACCAATCTGAATATTATCAATATAGGCACCACCATTAGCACGAATAGTATTAGTAAAGGTACTAAAACCAGCAACACTTAGATCTTTAGTTGTGGTAAAATCAGTTACACCTAATTTTGCTATGGTTGCTATACCAGTAACTTTTAAATTATCAATCTCAGTTTGTCCAGTAAATTTAGAATATCCACGAACATCAAGAAGATATTCAGGATTTGTGGTTCCAATACCAAGATTACCCGAAATATAAGCATTACCAGATACTTGAAGTCGTTGTGAGGTTATTCCTGTTGAAGTTCTAGTACCTATTAGAACTGGTCCATCAGTAAAGGTTGAAATTCCAGATACATCTAATGTTTCTAATTTTAGATTAGTTGCAGAGGTCACTCCTAAAGTAGTTGATCCAGTTACCTTAAGAGTATTAACTTGTAGATTATCTAGTGAAGTTGGACCTAAAACTACAAAAGTATTAGCCGTAACTATACCAGTAAAGTATGCATTTGTTCCAGTTAAAAACCCTAGTGTTGTAATTTCAGAAACATTAAGATTTTGAAGTGTTAGATCCGAAATAGAAGTAATGCCTAGGGTTGTAATTCCAGAAACCCTAAGATTTTCTGCAGTTAAATTAGTAGTAGAGGTAACACCTAAAGTTGAGACTCCAAGTACTTCTAACTCATCTGTAAGAACCTTTGTTATAGTACTTCCAATAGTAATTTTTTTATTAGCGTCGTTAACACTTACAAAAGAACCAAATTGTGATAACTCTCTATTGTTCGCCATTACTTAACTACCTGTTATACCTTATAGGTTTATTTATTCTTGAATATTTATGAGTTTGGGAATGGTGCAGTAGGTGGGGTAAAGTTGGCGGTATAACGGGCAATTGTGCTGATCCGCACTTCATCAATGTACCCCTTAAAGAAGTTGTAATATCCCTGGTAGCCTGCTCCCAACGTGTCAAGTGTAACTCCAGATGTAAAAGTAGTAGTTGACTGAATGGCTACGCCGTTGATGTAGTCGGTTGTGGTTGTACCATTTCGGACCTGTGCAAGATGGAACCATGTGTTGGCTGTTACGCCCGCTAGCACGCCATCATTTGAGAATACGACACCATTAACATAGGAGAAGAGAACATTGGTCCCACCGGAATAGAAGAACCTCAAGACCTGAACGTTGCCATATGTTGAACCACCAAAAAGGGCACGATCACCGAGGTCATCAAGTCTCAGCCACGCTTCCAAAGTGTAGTTGCTGGTTAAGGCAATTCCTCCTGGCCAGGCTAGTGTGGCGTCAGAACCATTTAGGTATAATGATGATCCTCCAAATTTTGACTGAGTTGTACTGATCTGTGGAGTACCATACTTTATTATGGTTTTAGGGCTACCACTGCTATCAGTAAAAGTAGTAGATCCATCACTACCGTCAAAGTGCATAAGCAAGGTAACACTTGAGAAATTGGGATCAGATGAACTATATGATTCATTACTAATCTTATTATTATAAATTAAAACTGATCTTGCAGCTCCACTAGATATAGGACTCATCAGATTACGCCTTTAAAGTTTGTTGCAGCTATTCCAACAATTGTAAAACTAGTATTAGCAATGCTTACATTTCCATTATATGAAACAATAAATGTAAGAATATCTAAAGCTCCTGGAGTATTTGTAAGAGTAATTGTAGTTCCTCCTCCTACTTTAATGTGAGTACTATAACCAACTCCACCTTCAGTTACAATAGTTGCTAATTGAGTTCCGATACCAGTTGCAGCAGTGGTATTATATCCAACTGCACCTTGAGTTACCAATACTGTAAATGTTTGAGTACTTGCTCTATTGGTTGAAATACCAGTAAATGAAACAATACCAATATTTGCAGAAGTTGTATGTGTAAATATAGTTCCTTGCGTAGCATCAAGTGAAAGAATATTACTTGTAAAAGTTGAAGTATTTTGAGATTCAATAAATCCTTTAACTCTTGTAGTTCCTCCCAAATCTAAAGAATATAATGGATTTGTGGTTCCAATACCAACTGAAGATAAAGTGTGAATTCCAACTTCGTTTAAACTCCAATATGATTGTCCTCCACCTCCAGAAGATGTAACAGTCGCAATTCCAGAATCAAGACTTACTGATAAATTAGTTCCAAAATTAATAGTTGTTGCTGCACCTACAGGAACTCCATTACTTTCTAATGCTATCTCAACTCCAGATGCAATTACTCCAAGTAAATTACTACCATCTCCGTAAAATGCAGTGGCCGTTACATCACCACCAACCGTTAATTTAGATGTTGGATTTGTGGTTCCAATACCAATATTAAAGTTCTCATCTCCGACTAACCAATATTCTGAAGTTCCCGTAGTGTTTATACCAACTGCAAATTGATTGTCTTTAGTTGTATCTGGGGAGTCAAAATATTTATTATTAAAGAAAGTATTTCCTTTTTTTCCTTGACCTAAAATAATTCTATAAGAGGCCGTAGTAGACCCTCCAGTAAATCCTCCAATATAATTATTATTAGAACCTGTATCATTATAATGACCTGAATATGCACCAAGAAAATTGTTATAATTTCCTGTAGAATTATAAACGCCAGAACGAACTCCAAAAAAATGATTATTGCATCCCGCATTATTAGCGCCACTTTCGCATCCAAATGCAACCGTACAATTTCCAGAAAATCCCCCGGACAAATACCCCATATAGATATTTTCGGAACCAGTAGTATTACTGCAACCTGCACGATCACCAATAAAGATATTTTGGCTTCCAGTTGTATTAGAACCTCCAGCTTGATATCCAAAGAAATTATTAGTACTTCCTGTTGTATTCCATCTTCCAGACTCTTCTCCTGAGAAATTATTATGCTCACCAGTACTATTAGAACTTCCGGCATAATGACCAAAGAAATTATTATTCTCACCACCACCAGCACAAAGACCAAAGGAATTAGTACAGTTACCACCTCCATCACCAGCATGATAACCAAAGAAATTATTATATCTTCCTGAAGTATTATTAAACCCAGCACCAATACCAAAGAAGTTATTATTATAAGAGGTGCAACAATCTGAGTTAGTTCCTACAAAGATATTTCCATTTGGATAGACAATACCTGGTTTATATTGAACTCCATTCCATACTAAAGCTTGGTAATTAATTGGAGTATCATCACTTACATCATCTAAATTTTTAATAGAATAAGGAAGTGCTCCAATTATTATTGTACCTGTAATTGGAGTTGTAAATTCAGCAGTTGGAACAGTAAGGGAATTTCCAGTGTATAGCGCAGTACCTTTTATGAAATTAATTCCATCTAAATAACCCTCAAAATATTCATCCGCTCTTGTACCATTTACACCAACTGCAGCATAGCCAGAATATGAATATAAACCAACTCCACTTTGTTGATTATCTAATATCCCATCAACATAAGATCTTAAAATATCTCCTTGTCTTGTTACTGCGATATGATGCCAATTGTTTTCTGTAATTAAAATAGCCCCAGTAAAATTGCCCCACTCATACCAGTTTAAATAACCATTATAAATTTGTAACCCTTCATAATTTCCATCATCCCACATCATTATGGACTGATATCCATTAGTATTTGTTTGATAAGACCAGAATTCTAGAGTAAAATCTTCATATGCTGCAAAAGTAACTCCAGTTGAAACTTGAACGTCAATATAAGAAGTTCCATCAAAATAAATTGAAGTAGAACCAAATTCAGATTGAACGTCTGAAAATGAAACTCCAGAACCAACTGCACTTAAAGCAGCTCCAACAATACTAGAATCTACAAAGGTATTATCTCCAGAAATTCCATCTCCAAGAATTAATAGAGTAGAATCAATATTAACTGAAGTTGAAACTCCAGGAATACCTCCAATTATAGGACCATCAATCCATATACCTTCATTATAAATTAAAGCTGACCCTGTTTGAGCGGAAGATACATTTACATCAGACAGTCCAGCTAGAGTTGATGAGCCTCCACCGCCACCTATTCCACCACCACCAGATCCTGCGCTTACTAATCCATAAGCAAATATATCTACATTTTCTCCACCAAAACAGGGAGCATTTAGTACAATTGTACTTCCATTGGTTGCAACATATTCAGATCCAGTAAGTCGCACTCCATTCACATAAACATCTAAAAATCCAACATTATATGATGTGGTAAATCCAGTTTGACCTACTGTAGCAACAGTTGAAAGACCAGTTCTTAATACAGGGAAAGTAGACCAAGTTACTCCAGTTCCAGTTGCAGATAAATATTGACCTAATACTCCAGTTGTTCCACCAACACTTAATTTTCCATCTAGCCTTGCATCACCTAATATGTCTAATTTATATTGTGGAATTGTGCTTCCAATCCCGACATTATCCGAAACATAATATAATTGACTTGCTCCATATGCATATCCAGTTGATGTATTATATAATACCTGTCCTACTTCTCCTCTATTTAAAATATCTGTAACTGTAAATCTTATTGTTGCTATTCCAACTCCTTCAAATGGACCATCAACTGAAGTAGTATCTACGGTAACACCAGTTCCTACAAAATCAAGTCCATTAATTCTTTGAAATCTATTATCTCCATTCGGTAGAAAACCATTTTGATATACAGATATAACTCCAACAGTAGTCCCAAATCCTACAAGAGGAGTCCAATATCTTTCTCCTTCTTTTGTAGAAACTGATACAGGTTGAAATACCTGACCTACTGGAATTGGATTGACCCCAATTGAAGATGGTCCAACTGTAGGATCACCTAAATTAGGTTCAGCTTGATTTAAACCTAAAAATTCATACCTATCGGATGTAATTCCAGTTTGTGGAATTCTTTTTACTCTACCTGAACGAAGCTTTCCCATTTCTTTTTATTGTTTTGCTGTTTCCAGAACGCTGATGATTAAATCTATTTGGTTAGTACCATTAGATTTGAAATATAGCACATCATTAGTATCCATTGCTAATCTACCATCAGGAAATAGATTCAACGTATCATTTGAAGGAATTGATTCTTCATTTGCAAATTTAAATCCACCAGTATCAGATCTTGAATGAATACCAGTAATAGTATAAGTTGATAATGAAACACCAGTGGATACATTTGTCGCATTACATAATGTAATAATTGCGGAAACCCCAATAGGGCAAGTATAAACTCCAGATAAAGTTGGAGTTAATTTTCTTCTAATTGATTTAAATCTATTAAGAGGTACTGCAGCCATTTTTTAATTAACCTAATGCGACGATGAGTGGTGTAACTGTGCTTAAAACGCTTTGATTATATGCCCTACCTGAAATTGTTCCAGTAAGTTGATTAATTACAACTCCATCACCAATCTTGAAGTTTCCTGCTTGATTGGTGCTAGTGTAAATAACTTGACCTCCACCTTCTTTAACAACTTCATTATCACTAATAGTAACACCACCAAGAGCAGGTTTAGCAGTATTAATATTAGTTCCCGCCCCAACCCATTCAAAAGATATAGTTGTTGCGATTTGTAAGCTTATTCTTGAAAAATAAACGATAGAACCTGCACTTACTGTATTATTTAGTGTGGTTGTAAGAACTACTGTTGAAACTCCTTCAACTGGTTCTGTAGCACTTTCAATATTATAATATAAAGGATACATAACTGCTTCTGCTGTTGCACTATTATTACCAGCAAAACTAATAGATGGTGGAGTTTTTTGATATTGACTACCACTGCTTATAACATCTACAGAAACAACCCTTCCATTTTCCACATTAGCGGAGGCTTCTGCCTTAATTCCATAGATAGGATCTACTGGAAGATCTATAATAACTTCTGGAGGATTTGTATCACTGTATCCACTACCACCATTAGTTACTCTAATTTGGTCAACTCTATAATACAACTCATCAAAATAAATAGCTTGACCGTCATACGGACGATTTAATCCAACTCCAGAAATTACAACTCTATCATTTACAATATCTTCATAGTTGACTGTATTAGCAACTGTTCCAGTGTAACGATAAATTGACTTTGTTGTATTATCGCCTACACCTGAAGAGTATAAACCATAATTACCAAAGGATGAGTTGGAGTTTGTTAGGTCGCATTGACCTCCAGAACCAGTAAAGATTGCGATATCATCACAAATGGTGAAGATAGAAACTAGCTGGGCGTAACCTCCATTTGTAATTGAAACTCCAATACCACCTTGATTATATTGAGTATAGGAGTCCACCGACATTGTTCCAGTTACACCAATATCATCAGCTTCGCCAGGTTCAGCAGCAAATCCATCAACTTTCATTCCAATACTTTTGGGAATGAAATTAGTACAGTTTCTTATATAAGGACCTTGAGTAATTGGGCCAACACCTTTTGAATATGTTGGGAATATTATACCACCACTCACATAATTATGTGGAATTGTTGATGTTCCTACTTGAATTGTAAAAGTATTACCAAAAGATTGAACCCCCGCAACTCTAAATTCATATCCTTCACTTCCAGTTGGATAAATTGTAGTTGTTCCTGCCCCACTAGCACAGGAGAATTCTAAATCTCTAACTCTGACTACATCTCCAACTTTTACATATGCTCCAGGGGCTGTAATGGTGGTAATACCAGTGATATTATTATAAGTTGCAGTTGTAACCCCAACAGATCTATCTATAATAAAACCACCACCGACATAGGTATGGGGAAGTGTAGAAATTCCAACAAATACATTAAAGCTTGAATCTGGATTTATTTTATCCACATAGAATTCATATCCATATTGACCTGATGGGAATTTTTGAGTACTTATTCCAGAACCACTAGACGCACACTCAAATGATAAATCTCTTAATTCAATACGATCTCCTAATTTTATATTTAATCCAGGAGCTTTCAATTTAACAAATCCCTGAAGTAATAAATTGTCTGAATCTGTTTTATCATAATAAATCGCACTTGTTATTCCAATAACTGTAGTAAAACCAATTCCAGAATTTCCAGGATATCTTGGAGTAATTCCAGAAGTAGAACCTAAACCGATTATTGTAGTTACAATTCCAACACAACTATGAATTGCAGATATTACATCGTTACAAGAATTAATGGAATTATTATATCCAGTTTCAGAATCTACTTGAATTGATAAATCTTTAACTTGAGTAACAGTAGACTGGAAGTTTTGATATTTCTGAACTGTTCCACCAGAGACATAAGTATGTGGTAGTGTAGATTGACCTACTACAACTTCAAATTCATTTGCTCCATTTACTGACTTAACTGGGAAAATATAACCAAGATTTCCAGTAGGATAGATAAGTGTTCCAGGACCAGAGGGGCAAGTGAATCCTAAACCTACAACTTTTACTGGGTCATTTAAGTTTAGTCCGTGATTTGTCGCAGTAATAGTTACAATTCCTGTTACATTATCATATTCGGCATTAGTGACCGTAGTTCCAAGTCCTACTGGATAACCACCCCAAGTACAATTATTTACAACTGACCTTGCTATATTAAATGAATAATCTAATGTAGCAATTGTTTGATTTACTTCATCAATATTATTTAAAATAGTAGGAATTAAATTCCAATCATTATCATAATATGAAGATCCTGCAGCATAACTACGAGAATTTCCACCACGAGTAATATCGTGAATAATAGATTTCCATACACGTTTTACATCAAGTTTTGTTTCAGCCTCATCTCTAAAATTAGTACTAAATCCACTAAATCCACTGGTTAAAAATCCCACTGATTCATTTGCAATATAATCAAGATTCATACGAATCATTCGCGCTGCATCAAAATACCTATCAGTTGAAACTCCAAGTAAAGGTTGTAATGAAACAATGGCGGAACCATTAGTCATTTCAGGGCCAATGAAACTTGCATTAGTTATGTGGCAGCCATTATTCACATAGAATAAATCAAGTTCTGGATATTTTGGAGTAATTACGATGTTTCTTAATTCGGTTCCTTGAACTGATACTGTTTTAGAAAGAACAATTGGATTTTCTTCTTGATAAACACCTGGATATACTTTGATAGTATCACCATAAAGTGCAATAGATGCGGCAGACTTAATAGTTCTTTTTGGATAATTTTCAGCTAAACCTGTATTAGTATCTTCTCCAGTTTGAGAAACATAAATGGTTTTACCTATAGGTCTATATGCATCAATCGTTACAACACCCTTTCCAGGATTTTGAGTTGATTTAATATTAATTCCAATACTTGGAATAATTTGAGTTACAATTCCTACAAGATTAACACCATCTCCAAAATATTTCTCTGCTGTTACATCTCCACCAACATCTAATGTTGTAGTTGGAATATTTTTATTAATGCCTAATCTATTTGTAGATGGATTATATGATAATGAATTAGTTGAATCAATATAAATATCTTGAGGACCAGTCCCAGATACAAATGTAGGATAATAAATTAAATTATTATCTGTATCATTTAAAATTACTGTAACTGATGTTTGAGCGGTTCCAGTGATATTAATATCATAAGTTCCAGATAGACGAGCTGGGTTAATAGTACCATCTAGAATATTTTCTGCTCTCGCTAATTTATCCGCAGTTCCAGAAATATCAATATCATAAGTTCCAGATAGACGAGCTGGGTTAATAGTACCATCTAGAATATTTTCTGCAGCCGTTAAATTAATAGCGGTAGTTGCAGTTCCAATTAGATCACCATAAAATAGCTTAGATTGAATTGAATCTGCATTTACAATTCCACTTTGAGTTAAATCAAGATAATCACCGGCTGGTAATTCCTCAATTCTTCTTTTTTCTTTATTGGCAGTTAATGGTAATCTATTAGCCATTATTTATTAAAATTTCTTTTTCTTATTAATATTTATAAAGTTTATAAAGAGTTATAATCAAAACTTTCTAATGAATTAATATCTGATTGTATATTACTCATTTCACTTCTCAAATAAGAAGCTGATTGTAAATAAGACCAAGCTTTAAGTTCATTACCATCTTTATATTTACGAAGAGGTAAAGATGCAGAAATTAATCTTTGAATCTCTGGTAAATTTGTATCAATAATATTTTGTAAATTAGACTCTGCAGTTGTAATATTTGTTGTATATGAATTACAAGTAGCTCCATTAGTACTTAATCCTGTAGGAGAAATTGAGGTATATGCTGGAGCTGCATACTCCGCAAAGTTATAAATATGTCCTTCTGTCGCATAACCAACTAATATATCATAAGGCCAGGATGATATTCCTACATAATGAGTTGTAGTTCCAGCACCTATACTTGGTTCAGGATCATTTAAAATTTTTCTCCATTGAGACGGACCAGGAGATTCTCCATTATTTACGATTCCTATTTCATTTCCACTTCCAATTCTTTGTGTATCTATAATTCCAATTGTTACAGGATCTAATGGACTATCGGTATAACTAAAATTTTGAGTGATATCTTCAGTATTACGAATAACTGTAAATACTCCACCATCTATTGTAATATTTGATGGCTCACTTAAATTAATAGCTTGATATTCAGTATAAGTGCTGAATCCAAATGAACTATTAGTAACCGAACTGATTGAAACTTTACTAACTTTAATTGATGGGACTACTACATTTGTAGACATAATTTTAGTTACAGTTGTTCCAAATCCAACAACTTGAGTATCAGAATCAAATACGTCTATATTTGAAACATAATTTCCAATTGAAATATTTCCAGTTGAACCTACACCTGTATATGCTATTACACTAGAGCCTAATGATACATTTCCACTAATTGAAGTTGTAATACCAAGTAAACTTGTTACACCAAAGCCTACAACTTTTGGTAGACTACCAATATTAAATGCAATAGGTGTATTTAAATTATCTGTAATTTCATCTCCTATTTGAATACCTAAAGTAGACCCTGTACCTATTACTGCAAGATTTTGACTTCCAACTAAAATTGAACCTTCAAATTCTGAAATAATATTAAATCCATAATCACGATTTGATGGCTTTTGATAATATTTAATACCGTAATAATTTGTTATTACTTTTTGACTGGGATCTTTAATTACTTGATAATTAGAATATGTAACAGCAGTTCCAGTTAATGCATCATATGCAGTTGATATTCCTAAATCGCTCCAAATTAAATTACTTCTACACCCTATTGAAATTCTAGCTTGATACGCAGCATTTACCGCATTAATTGCATCATTGATTTCATTAACTAATACAAGTGCCTTTGAATCAATTTTTGTAATAAGTTCACTTGTTTTATCAATAGAAGCATCAGATAAGGATAATAAATCTAAAATAGAGTCAAGTTCTCTAACTTTAAGAGTATATTCATAATTAGAATTATTGATAATTTGATCTGTAGTACTATCAGTTTTTTTTGGTAATGGTGGAGCACTTGGAGCATTTTGTAATATATCTTTAATTGAAGATGTAGAAGCCTCTGAATTTTGACGCCTTTGTTCTATCTCTCTAAAGACCGAGGGATCTATTTGATTATTACTATTAATAATGTCTAAAATTGATTTATCTAATTTAACTTCCATTTTATATTGAATCTCCTTCATATTCTACAACTAATTTATCTATATCCTTTCTTTCTGCGTATATAACATAATCACAATCAATTGGACCACCTAGATTATTCGCAATGTGAATCACTTTACCCCAATCAATAGACTTCACATAAAGTTCTTGATAAATTCTACGAGCTGTAAAATGAACTGTAATACTTTCTGGATTTATTAGATTATCCCAAAATTTTGGAAGTTCAATAAAAGTTTTATCCTTTAATTTTCCTCTAAAATATACTCCATATTCTGGACCTTCAAGACAAGCGTGAACTAATCTATGTCCTGGTTTAGATGGATGTGGAATATTAAAATGCTTACCTGGCGCAGAAAGATTGATGGTAAATCTTCCAACTTCAGCAACAATAACTGGAGTTTTTATTCCCCCATTAGCAGTCAATAACTCATCAAATACTGTAGGTCCATTCGCAAGATTTAGAGCATTTTTTATATCAACTGCATTTTTAATTCCAACTCCATTAAAAATAGAAGTTCCATATAAAGTAGAAAGACCAGTAAAAGTACTTATAGCTGAAACATTAAAAGTTCCAAAAATATTAGCAATTCCAATAACTTCCAATGAATTTGGATTACCAAACAAAGTTGGTCCAATCATACACGCAGCTCTTGGTATTCCAGGTGAAGCATTTGCTCCAATATAACAAGGTCCATTTAAAACCGCAGTTCCAGGTAAAAGTTTATCAGTAATACTACCTAGACTCACATCAATCTGGCCTACTATAAGCCTATCGCCAACACAACTAATTGGAGTACTCATTTATTTTATCCACATATAGAATTGAAGAAATCTTTAAATCGTTTTATAGCTGATAATATTTTTCCAAAGAATGAAGCTTTAAGAAAATCTGTTCCAGCGGTAGTTTCATTAGTATATTCTCCGTGAGACATAAGACTTCCTCCTGCAGCAGAGAATGAACTTGCTGCAGTCATAGTTATATTACCATCACTTTGAACTTTCACATTAGGTGCCCCAATTTGAACGGTTTTAGAACTATTGATTGTAACTTCTCCTCCCAAACCATCAATACCTTCAATACGAATATTCATACCTCGCAATACAATATCACCTTGTTTTGCGTCTAATACAATATCTCCATTGGCCGCGTGAATTATTTTTGCTGGAATATCACTATTTGGTGGTAATTTAAGACCGACTACTTCAGACGAAGTATTATCAGTTATAAACAATGAATCTCCATTACTAAAATATTTAATTCCAGTATTACTTTCTGTAATCAAACTGAATAATATATCATCAGTTGAATCTATTCTCCACTTATGTTTTTGTAAAATAAAATTAAAATCTTCTAATTCTTTACTTAAAGTATTCATACACAATCCACTACATTAATTACACTAGTTCCAATTGCTATTTGAGTTCCATTAACTACTCCGTCAATATTAGATAGAGAAGTCTCAAGAGTTATAATAGGTAGAATTTCAGCTCCAATTCCAGTAGTGCTATTTATAGTTATATTTGGAGTGCTTGAAAAACCACATATTGGAGCTTTTAATGGCTTAATTGAAATAATTACACCATTTACTGGTGAAATTACAGGGTAATAAGTATTTACTCCATCAGTTATAGTATCTCCTGTTGTATAACCAATTCCTGGTTTTGTAACTATTAATTCTTTAATACATATTTTAATATTTCCATTTTCATTTTTATAATTACCTTGCTTATAATTTTTTCCAGGATTTTTAATAACAACTTTTTCAATTGAACCTTTATCATTAATCTTTGAAACAACTTTAGCGCCTTTACCGTATCCACTCTTATCTACAACTGTTAATATTGGATCATAACTATACCCAAATCCACTAGAAACAATATCAACAGCTATAAGTGTATTATCTTCAGCTACAATTGGAACAAGTTCTGCTCCAATTCCATCTCCATATATCTCTATAATTGGAGGAATAGGAGTAGCTCTAATTACTCCAAGCGGATTTCTAGATAACTCATATTGGGTTGCAGGGTTATTTACAGAATCATTACAAGCTTGATAATTTAAACCTTGTCCGTATAATGAAAGACCTACAATTGCGCCTTCTATTGAACCTAATCCATCAGAAACACCTTTAACTACATTAATATTTCCTACCATCTTTTCCCAATTATCTGAAGCTACATTACTTGGACCTATAGTAGAAACCCATTGACTTGGAGTTTTACACTTTAGTTCATCACAACCAATAAAACTATAAATTTTATTCGCTAAACTTGAAGCTTGATTTAAAACATTAAATACATTAGTTAATCCTCCAGTTAACCAACTAATTCCAGATATTATCGTATCTATACTACTTTCAATACTACCCATTACATTAGTTAATATTCCTGCTACGAATTGCTCAACAGCACATATTGGAGCATTGAATACACTATCAACCATTTTTTCCAAATATCCTTCAATGAAAGATATAATTTCTGGAAGTAGCTTTTCAAAAAGACAGAAAAGTTGATCTAGTATACTTTTTGTAGCTTGAGCTGTAATAGCTTGTTGAGGGCAAGGAACAACAATACCTATAAATTTTTTAAATAGTGAAATAATGCATTTTAATAATGCACCACGAATTGAATTTATAATTAAACGTATAATTCCTCCAATACTCCTTGCTGTAGATTTGATAGATTGTGTAATATCTACAACTTCATTTAATATTGGATCAATATAAGTATTTGCATATTTTTGAATTCCATTTGTAAATCCAATAAAGTCTTGAAGTATTTGAGTAATTTGTCCTATCATATTATCTCTACATCCACTTGGCTTTGAATAAGTGAATGTACCTTTTTTATCAAAGGCTAATTGTGCGAGATTTTCAGATGCAGTCCAAAGTTTATCCCCAAAATTAAGATTAATTGGAGCATAATTCACTCCAAGATTTAAATTTGGATCAAATGTATAATTACCATCGGTAAAACCAATTCCTGGATTTGCTGCTTCTATTGTTGGAGTTATTGGATTTGGTGGAACTCCAGGTTGAGTATTATTTATTTTTTCCCTTTTAGTAGATGGAACATCTCCTGGATGGCCTGTGAATGGTCTAAATGCAAAATCTTCATCATTTGGAAAATTTTGAACCATTCTATGTCGGTGTAATAATCCTACTACAACGGGCTGTTGAGCATCATTACCATCCAAGAAGAATCCGAAACAAACCTCACCTCCAGCTAAATTATTACTAACTCCATCTCCACCCTGACCGCTTCCGAATGCAGGGTCCATCATTATGTGAGCCCAAGGAAGGTCTTCATCACTCAATTCCTTGGCTCTAAATGAATGATAACCTATAATCCTTACTTTACAGCGTTCAGGCCAATTTTTATCTTTCTTGGTTGAATCTTGAAAGTTTGCGTGTAATGATTGTGTTTTCCAAGAAACTGCAGGAGCAACTTGACCTAACCACCAAATAAAGCCATCTTTACCTAAATAGTCACTTTTAAATAGAGTTTCATCAATCATTTTTTATAAATCAAAAATTTTACATTCCCTCGCATTTGGATTTAAGTCACAGAAAATAGCTAAAGAACTAGGCACTTCAGTTACTTCTGGATGTTTTTCTGAATAAGAAATTAATTCAGTTAAGTAAGATTCCAAATATCTTTTTCTTTGTTTATTTATAGAGTTGAGGTCAAGCTCATTTTTAATAACTTGAATTGTATTAGATAAGTTCATTTTTATTAAGTAAGATTTTCTGCGCCATAAAGTCCATAACTATCACGAATTAATCGTAAACTTGTAACAACCGTTCCTGGTTCCATATGATGACGAAGTTCTTTGATTAAATATAAACCACTTTGCTCGTCATCTACTCTCTTATTATTACTTCTTTCAATTCTTGGAAATTCTGCGTAAATTACATCACCTACTTTTAATTGAACGTTACAAGGAACCACCATATTTAGTGATTGGGTGAATAAAATATTATACCTTGATGTGGATTTCGCCATATCTGCGATGTCCCTTTGTTGACTATCATTAAATTTATTTCCAGTGTAATCATTATCCATTACACCAATATCTGATGTTCTAAAAAGAATACGAGAAATTGATGTTCCCAATTCTTCTGATACTGGAATTGTATCATTTGTTCCTAGTTTACTTGCATTTTTAATTTCGTCTTTTAAATTGTATTGATATGTTGAAAGCTTATTTGAATATAGATTATAAAAATAAGTAAGATTGGAATACATTCCAACTCTTAAACTCTTAATTAAGTCAGAATTCTTTTCAACTTGATAGTTTAATATTTTAAATTCATTTGCTACTGTATTGGTTTCAATAACTTGAGTATATGTATATCTTGGAATATCTTTTGCATCTGCAGTTCCAACATTGGTTCTACTAACTAATGATTCAATACTTTTAAAATTAAATCCTTCACTATTCTCATAAAAAAGAAATCCAGCAACTCCCTTCGCCATTCCTTTCTTATCTACTTCTGCCGTTTTACTTGAATTTTGAGATGGTAAAGATTTAGGACATAGCCAAGTTAAAACATTAAATGGCTTCTTCATATTTCCAATAAAGGAATACGTGTTTGAAACAGGATGTATATTTTCATCCTTAAACTTTTCAGTGACTAATACATCTTTTAAAATTGTTTTTACAATTTCATTAATCTTTCCATCATATCGCCTCATACATCTTGTTGTTTCATTTGTAATAGTTTCTCTTGAAACTAAATGAAGAGTAAATCTTTCACTTGTGCTGTCTGCAATAACATCACTTATTTTAAATACATAAAGAGCATTAGCTCCTTCAAAATTAAGATCTCCAAATGCAGTGCTAACACTTAATGATATTTTCTCTCCACCACGTATTGGAAGAAGATTAGTAAGTGATGTGCTATTCATTACCTGAATAATCATCGTAACGCAAGGCGATAAAATATCCTCATAATAATCTAAAAATAGTATTGAACTAGAACCAGCCAAATCAATGGTAGTTTTTCCATCTAATGATTGAATTGCAAAGGCATTTGCCTTTAATGAATGAGCGGCTATAGACATTATACTAGGGTAAGTTCTAGAAGTTTATTTAGAGTGTTTCTTTCAGCTTGATGAGTTGAAGCTGCAACTACAACAGTTCCACCACCACCTCCAGATGAAGATGGAATTACAATAGGTCTTGACGAACCTCCACCTGAAGCAATAATTGCAGATGACCTATCTAATATTACTGTGGATGATGTTTTTTGATTATATGAAAGTTGATGACTAACATCTCTAGTTTTAGCTGGAGGTGTATTTACTTGTGATTGAGGTTTAACTGTTGAAGTTCTCATTCTAGAACTTCTAGCCCAATTTGTATTTGGATCTTTATCATCATTAGCTATTATTGAGCGAATGTAATTAACATTAGACATACCTGCAGCCTTTGCTAATTGTTCTACTCTTTTGCCTAGCATATCAGTAAAAACTTGTTCTATTGTTCTACCATTAATACTAGAATTTGAGGTTCCAGCTGTTCCAGTTTCACCTGTAGTTACATCATTATGTCCTGCAAAAATATTAATAGGAGTGTTTGAATTTTTTGGAAGTGCTCCCAATAATTTTTGAGCTTGAGCCTCTACAAATGCCTGTCTAGTTTTAGGATTCATCATCAAGCTTGTATTTTTTTTATCAAAAGATACTGCCTCTAATAAATTTAATCCTCTTTTTGGTCCACCCAAGTCTCCACCTCTGAAATTTCTATCATAACTACCATATGATCCAGCTAATGATGAAGTGACGGCATTTGGTTTATCAATATAACTACCAATTAAACCAGTTCCACCTCCAGGTTGAGATGCGTGAAGCTCAATATTTACAGCTCCAGATGTTCCAGTTGAAGTAGCTTGACCTCCCGCCTTTGGTTTTACTTTTACATTTCCCCCTATTCTAAAAAATTTATCAGCATATGGAGAAGAATTTACTGAACCTGATCCTGGTGGAGCATATTCAAAATGTAAATGAGGTCCAGTTGTTTGTCCTGCTCCCCATTTTCCAGGTCCACCTCCTGAGGTTCCTATAATCATTCCAGGATTTATCTGTTGACCGGCTTTAACATTAATTTGACTTAAATGTAAATAACGAGTTTGAGAACCATCAGGATGATCAATGTAAACAGCACCGTTTCCTCCTCTATCTAATCCTGCAAATTTAACTGTTCCTGGTTGTATAATACTAATTTTTTCATATCTGACATCATAATCTACTCCCATATGATTTGTTGAACCCCCTGCAACTGGAGCAAGTCTTCTACCAAATCCACTAGTTATGAGTCTACTGCTAGGCAATTCTCCACCACTAGCTTCAATATCTAATAAATCACCATCTGCTTTATTATCATTTTCAACTTCTGGCAATTCTCCAAATTCCGTAGGCATATCTTTTGTATCAAATCCTGAAATTATAGCCCCAGCTACACCCCCAACAATACCTTTTACAAAACCTTCAAATTTGTTAGCAACATCATCAAATTTATCTAATATATTATTTTGATTTTCAACTTTACCAGGTTTAGACCTCTCTACAGCTTGACTTTGTTCTTTTAATTTAGCTTCTTGTTTTGCCTTTATAACTCTTTGCGATTCTACAGCCTCATAAGTTCTATCTGCACCATATCCTCCAAGAAAACTTCCAGCAGCACTTCCTATAATAAATCCAACACCTGGAATTGGAATAAGTGCCTGACCTATTGCTCCGCCCAATAATGAGCCAGCAAGAGCACCCGAAGTTCCTGCAGCAGATTTGCCTATACTTTCACCTTCTGCAAGTCCAGTTGAAAAGTCTAATCCAGCAAATAGCGCATTAGTAACTCCTAATGCTCTAATTCCACCTAATCTTAATTTTCCACTTTTTATTACTGGTTTTGTTTTAGGTTTTCCTGCCTGTGGGGCTGCTCCAACTTTCTTCCCTTCACCTGGAAAGAATCCACGAACAAGACCACCTACATCTAATGCACCACCCAGTAATCCACTCAGTAATCCTCCAGCGGAGCCAAAGGTATTAACTACATTAATATTTGCAAGTTTCTGTATCTTTTTATCGTCTGGAAGTGGAATTCTTTCTAGTTCTTGTCTTTTGTAATCTAGAAAATCTCCAAATTTTTTATACTCACTTTGTGCTCTCACTAATGAAGTTCCAGTCCTAGAGTTTACTGAAACAATCTTATTAGCAACAGATGCAAGTGGAGAAGATAGTGTAGTAATAGCCATATTATACGTTTATAATTCCAAGAGTATATGGTAAAGACCAATATGGATTATGTGTATCTGCAGTTCTTCCATACATTGAAACATCTGGGGCATCCATTGATGGTGAAGGGAGCGATGCTACTGCTCCTCCTCCATCTTGAGAACCTCCCCCAGGTATAACAGTTATGTCTGGAGGTAATGAAGCAACTTCTACTTTATTACTTTTATCTTGACCTGGAGGTGTGGAAATAATTTGTGATACTTTTTGAGCTTCTTGTTTTCTTGGAGCTGGTTGTATTTTAGAAGTTGCTGTTGGTGCTGGCTTTACAGTAGATTCTGGTTTTTGTGCTGTTTGTGGGGTTGCTGTTGGAGGTGTGACTCCAGATGTTTTAACTTTTTGAAGATTTTGTTGATATACATTAAAAGCTTGTGATGTAGTTCTATTGGTTTGACCGTAGTAAGTTCCAAGACTTGCCCACACCATCTGAAGAACATCAAAATCTTTTTTAGATAATGGTTTATTTAAATCAATTCCTCGTTCTTTTGCATAATACACTATTAATTTATTTTGAAATTCCTCATCAAATATTTGTTTTGATGGATCTAATCCCATTTTTCTAGTATATTCTTCTGGCTTCATAAATTGGCCTGCACCTACTGCTGCGGACCTCCCACCTGAATAATTACCCCGACCCTCTGCAAGAAATTTATGCTGTAATGCTACTACTTCTGATACTGTTTTTTTAGTTAAATCTCCACCATAAGTAGAACCTCCAAAAAATTTACTATATCCTTCTTTACCTGCAGTTCCTTCTAATTGTCTAATAGTTGCAATTGCAGCTTTTGATTCTGGGGTATCAGCTTTAATATCCGCTAGATTCATAGTTGATTCGGGAGTAGCACCTCCTCCAGGACTACCTCCACCTCCTCCACTACTAGCCCCTGCACCTCCTCCAGAGGTATCCTTCTTACCACCTAACAGGCTATTGATAGAATCTGAAAATCTCTCTATAATATCATTTAATCCTTTCATAAAATCATTAGATTTATCTTCACCATCAATACCTTTTTTCGCAGTTGAAGCTAATTTCTCTTCTTGACTTGCCTTTGCGGATTGCATACCCATCATTCCAAGTCCAAGTGTTCCAGCTCCAACTACACCAGCGCCAAGTAATTTACCTCCACCGCCTCTAATAAATTTACTAATTGATGCTCTTCCAGCCTGCTTTAATGGTCCACCTGGAATATTAACATCTAAATTTAAACTACCAGAAGACCCAGAAGCAGTTGGGAGATTAGATAATTGTCTAACTATTTTATTAATTGTTTGGCGAATCACCATAGCAGTATTAAAGCTTTCATCAAACATTTTACGAAGACTTTTAAGACTAGTTTCAATCTTCTTATTATTTTTACTATCTCCAAAGAATGTTACAAAATTAATTGCATTTTGATAAAGACCTAAAAATCCTTTTAAAATATTTGATGGTTTATTATCTTCTTTATTTTGAATTCTCTGTTGATAATCTTTTGTAAAATTTTGAATTACCGCAGTAAGATTACTTTGAGCTTGATTTTGAAGACCACCTATTACTGATTGTATTTGAGTTTTAAATGAATTTAAAGTATTGCTAATAGAATTGTCTACGTTATTAACTATACTTGTAGATATATTTGTAATTAATGGTGTAAGGTTTGGACTATTAGCCTCTACACTTACATTACCTCTTGAAAAATTAGAAATATTATTTGCAGCACCAGTTGATACTGAAGAACCTGATGATGCTCCTCCAGTCATAAAATTAGAAAAAGCTTCAGGAGTCGCAGCTTTAGTTCCATTCCCTGTAATTTTTTGTGGATTAATGAAACTTTTAAACATTTCTTGATACAATCGTCCAGAATTATTTAGATGAGTTTATTAATCCTATTTTTCTTGTTTTGCTTTTTCTTCTTCTATATGTTCTGATAACATATGAACGTAAATTTCTCTATCTACTGGAGTCCATTCTTCAACCATCGTCATAGGCCAATGTTGAAATTGTTGAAGTGAAAAAAGAAGGCGATAATAATTTTCCAAATCAAAATACGCCATTGCTAGATAAAAAAACTTGTTAGCCCCGTTAGAACAACTGTATTTTCTACTTTAGTTTTTGGATTCGTAACTACTACAGTATGAGATAATACCGGCATTGTATCAAAGAAATTCTCAATCTTTTTGAATTGTTGATTAGTTAAGCTATCAAGATAGTCAAATAATTCCTTTTCAGTACAATCACTTGCTGCGAAACTTTCCTCACTATTAAAAACTACATCCATACAAGAAGCAATAATTTTAAATGATTTATTAATATTATCAGCTGTAGATTCTTTTTCTTCTGATTTCTCAAATACAAAACTAGATTCTACAAACTGTTTTAGTGATGGATACTTCATACGAAGAATTAGATTATCTTGTAATACTATGTCTTTTGTATGTTCTGGGTCTTTTTGAACTTTAATTTCATCAATAAACACAGTTACAGGAACTTTAGTTTCTCCATCATCTCCACAAGTGATAATTAGGTCTAAATTTTCTCCAGCAGACTTTGCTCGCACATTGAGGAAAATATATTCAATATCAAAGGATGGAAGTTCTTCTACTTTAATTCCTTTTGTTATAATGCATCCTTTGAGAATTTGCTTAATAGCATTTATAATTTGAGTCTCATTTTTAGATTCTACAGCTTCTAATAATATTTTTTCTTCTTTTACAATAAAAGGTCTATATTTAATTGTTTTTTCTGTTGAAGGTAAAATCAATTCATATTGACTAGTAATAATTTTAGGTAAAGGCATTTTTAATTTAGTTCAGTAGCATTATTTAGGTGTAGTCCCCTTATTATTTTCTACAACATAACGAGAGTATAAAAATCTAACTGTAGTTTTTGTAATCACACTACCTTCATAAGTTACGGGAATAGAATTAAGTTGATCTGGATATGCATCAATCATACGATAAGTGATTGTAGGAACCTTCCTTAATTTATTAGTGTTGTTTACACGAAAATCTCTTTCAAATTTACTTACTGATATAATCCTTTTATAGCTATCAGGATATTGCATACGAAAGAAATCTGGACGATTTTTGTACTCACCTAAACCTTCCTCTCTTGTTGTAGCTTTCCCTCCATAACTATAAAGTGGATTAATAAAGTTTATCCATTCTTCAAATAATCTAATAATTTTATATTCACTATCTACATAGAAGGTCATTTCAAAGGGTGGGTATATTCTTGTTGTAGGAAAATTTTCAATAATTCCTTGACGACTTCCTGCTTCTTGAGATGAATTTAAAGATGACCCAGGTAAAGATGCGTCAGCACAGAAGAAGTCATATGATGTAATATCAGGTAGTGTTTTTAATACTCCAGCTTGATCTAAATGTGCGGTAAGTGGATCATTTAAATCATTTGCTCGTTTAGTTAAATGTAGAGACACTTTAAATTGACTAGTAACGGAAAGTGCTCCCAGTAAATCAATCACACCAGGAAGTAATATGGACCTCCCATCGGAGCTAAGTCTTCCATCCGACTGCTTAATATAAAGTGATCCAATATCAGGTTGACCTGTGCCTGGACCTCTACCTAATTCTCCCGCCATTCCTAAATACTAAAAATCCTTATGTATTTAGGAATGGCTAGAGAAGTTCATTACAGTCAAGGTAAATTCAAACCTAAAAATCCTAGTAAGTATGATGGAGACCCCTGTGAAATATATTATAGGTCTTCTTATGAATTGAAGTTTATGCAATATTGTGATTTAACAGAAAGTATTTTATCTTATCAATCTGAAGAATTCTTCATTCCTTATGTTTCACCCATTGATGGTAAATATCATAAATATTATCCAGATTTCTTTATTAAGTATAAAGATAAGGAAGGTAATATTAAAAAAGCAGTAATTGAAGTGAAGCCAAAGAAAGATTTAAAAGAACCTGAAAAGAACCCTAAAAGGCGAACACGTTCTTGGGCGTATCAAGTGAAAACTTGGGCTGTAAATCAACAAAAGTGGGCTGCAGCAAGAAAGTATTGTGAGGATAAAGGTTGGGAATTTATGCTATTCACGGAAAAAGAATTAGGAATTTCGCTATGATTTCAGACGACATTAAAAAACAAGCTGGTAGAACTGGCTTTAAGAGTGGAAATTGGTATACTGACCGCTTACTAAATGAACTTTCAGGT